CTATACTAAGAAGAACCGCACCGACCATCGAAACCGGCAGGTCGCCCGACCCGGCGCTCGAAGGACAGAAAATCGGAAGCGGTGGAGAAATGCGCGCTCAGCGCACCCACGAAACCCAGGCAGAGCGGGACGACCACCCAGAGAAGAAGGAAGGGCCCGCAGCATTCCTAGGAAAGCTGCACGACCTGGCCGGCACCCGAAACCATGGCACGGCTTTTTCGCCCGCCCGGCAGAGGGGATGCCCGAACACTCGCCAGAAAAGACAAAGCCCCCCGGAACGCCAGGCATTCCAGGGGCTTTGCTCATATGTAATGGCGGAGAGATAGGGATTTGAACCCTAGGAGCCATTGCTGACTCAACGGATTTCGAATCCGTTTTCGACCCCAGACTCTGCACCTCCCACAACCAGTAGAGCCAGAAATCACGCACCATTCGAGCATAGTCCCTCATGCTCATGAATGGCTGTTTGGGGGATTGATTCCCCCAGGATTCCCCCAGAATCACAGCTGCCCGACTCATATGGCGCGAGCGGCAGCACCAAAACCAAATGATCTGAATGTGTTGTTATATTAGAACATCAAACCACAGAATAGACGGATCAGTGGCAGTACCAGCTTGGTTGTATGTTTTAATATCGAACTGTGACGCACTAACTGGAGATACTTCAGTAAACATAGCTCCGCCACCTGACGGCCTAGAATTAGCCGTAACTGTGAAGTCAGCATCTTGGAATGCAGGAGACACAGTTACTCGAACTACACCAACACCAGTCCTGCTGACAGAAATTGTACGACCAGTCTGCTTAATAACAGTGGCAACTCCGCCAGATACGCCAATCTTTGCATGAGCGATGGAGGAACCAGGAGATACAGCTTGCGGGTAGGTATAGCTTCCAAGGGCTTGGTCTAAGAATGCCTCTCCAGTCTTCCTATTAATAAGTACACCAAGACCAGTTACAGCCAATGAAGTATTAACAAGCCCATGAGCAGATACACTACCTTGGAAAGTAGATGATATATCAACAAGGTGGCCAGGGGTTACAGTGGAGTTTCCAGTGATAGACAAAATGGTATTTGATTTAGGTGCCGCAGCATCTCTTTGAGAGAGACTAACGCCAACGTTACAGTTTTCGAAATGAACTGCGGACAAGACCAAATTGTCATTAAACATTGCAATACCCTGAGCCAGAGGGTTAGAGTCGCCACCCGTGATTGTGCTGTGCTCTACAACAATCTGAGCGCCACCAGCATTGCATACCAGACCACGCTTAACACCAGAAGATGGGGCTGTATCAGATCCATACATCTCCACGCTGCTGAGTTTAAATGAAGCCGGCCCTCCATTGCCGGTGTTATAATGTACACCATAGCTAACAAAATCGCGCAGAACAACTTCATATAGTCCGCTGTGTTCATGCGCACCATCTGTGTATACCAGAGCCCTGTCCAACCCTTTGTAAACATTAGAGGCGGACACTGCAAGTTTTTCTAGCCTGTTAGCAAAAACATACTCACCAGCAGGCCTAGTCGGATGATTAGGACCAGTGGGTCCGAAGGTGATGCAGTTTCCTGCGGTCGAGGCCGGGAACTGCAAAATGGTGGCACTAGTGCCTTCACCACGAAGAGTTGTTCTATCTCTTACATTAAAGTAGGTTAGGAACCTGTAATTACCCCTAGGAAAATATACTATTCCACCAAAGCCACCACCTACAGCAGCTTCAACATAGTTCAACAATGGTTGAATCATCGCGTCATTTGCACCATTGGCGGTAGCGTCATTTTTAGCCCCCCATTGCAGAGCATTAAATACATTGTCTTCAGTTACCAGAACCCAACACCCATTACCTCCAGGAATAGTCTCTCCAGTCCTCGCTATATAACTAGCAAATGTGGTCTCTTGGCCATCCCAAGGAACCGTTGGGCTAATATACTTACCGGCATTATGGGAGGACTTTGGTTGGCTTGGCACCCATACATATACACCACCACCAACAGGGCCAATAGCAGTGGACGTTAGGCCTGGCCAATATCCATCAGTAACTACGGTGTCTCCAGCATATCTTCCAGACAGACCAACAAGTTTAACTACGCTATCTAAGTGCCTGGTAGCCCGACCTATCAGCGCTGCCCCTTTGTTCAGGTCAGACGTACTTGACATGTCCTGCACGGTATATGGAACGCCTGAAGGGCTTAGGTAAATTACATTGCTAGCCAGATTTATCGGGCCAGTTCCAGAACCTATAACAGAGCCCACATACTCCTGCATCCATTCCTTATTTACTGCATCCATGTTATCAATAGGGTCAGCAACATTTGTGATTCTGCGGTTTTCAGCGTAAAAATAGTCCTTGCCAAGCGGACGCTTTAGGGCGCGAGAAAGACCAGAGAAACACTGCTGAATCAGCATCGTCAAATAGTCGAAAACATTCTCATGCGTCTCTGCGAAGTAGCGCCCTTGGTTCCTAAGATCAGTCTCTTGCACAGGAGCAACGTCGCGAGAGATATTGATCGTGGCACCGAGAGGTGGCGCAATTGTGGTGATCACAGCCCCGCCAGAGGATGCCCCGGCACCGACTACTGAATAATCCGTGCCAAGCACAAGAGTAGAAGACACGTCGTTATAGACCTTCGTTACCACCAGGTCGCCATTGGCTGGAAACTTGAATGGAACAGGGAATGCGGTAGTAACCCCGTTGCCTTCATATTCAATAACGCTATCAGTAGTCGAGACGGTCAATTTTCTATGCTCCAGAAATGCGAAAACCCCGCACTAGGCGGGGTTCTCTGGGGGTGTCAGTTATTAGTTGAAGATGGCGCCGGCTGTATCTATGTAGCTTTGAGATGGACGGATCAGGAATTGCTGATCGTTTTCTTTCTGGATGCGCTGCTCTGTCCTGCGCAACGACCCCGGGTTCAGAGCCTCCTGAATTGAGTAGAACAGCAGATGGTCGAGCACTATGCGGCTATAGAACAGGTTCAGGAATGGAGTGTTGTTCTGCGCGATACGGAGCAAGGATGCGGCTGTGTCCTCACCCTCTTTCGCTCTGGCCCACAGGTTCATCAGGTCAGCAGTAGTGCTAAGCGTCGGCCCGGCAGCGCTTTCCAGAGCAGAGTTGCCGAACCGATTGGCCTCGCCAAATAGATAGTCACCGAAGATCCCAAGGCCGCCGCCCTGGGCCATTGCAGCAACCCAGGTCTTATAGTCATCAGGATTTCTAGGCTCACGACCTTTAGCAACATCCTTGGATGCCATGGACAGATAGCCGAATGCGGTCGTCCAAAGCACCAGTTGAGCAAGCGCCAATCGCTCCCCATTGCCATTGCGCAGAGCGCGGATCAGGTCGCGCCCACCACGGAAGTTCTCACCCAGCCCGGCAGGCGTATAGCCGCGTCCGTACAGTTCGCGACCTAAGGTCTTTTGCATGTACGCGGCAGGGAAGCTCTTGAACTGAGTGACGAACCGCAGCAGATCACCTGGAACGGTCCCGGGCTGGGTTCCTTGATTCATGATTGAGCGAGTGCGCGCATCTGGCTCAAGCACGGCATAGGTCACGCGATCATTGATGTATGCACGCAGGCTTCGCTCGAGATCCTGCCGGGTTTCACGAATAGCGCCGGGAGAGACAGGCCGATCTTGATCTCCGAGATACTGGGCAATGCGTTCATCGGTGATATCCGCAACACCGTCCGGGGTCATGTAGTCCCGACCATCAGCCATTCGAGTATCCATCTCGCGGAGCAAATCCCACTTGCCAGCATCAAGGTCGTACAGGCTCAGTGCGCGCCGAAGATCAGGATTCAACGATCCCCAGGCTTGGCGGCGACTCTGCGCCAGGTTATGAGACATCATCAGGCCGGCGCTGGCCTTGTTCGCATCAGTCCACCACGACAGACCGTTGAGCCTGAAGAAGTGGCTCATGCCTCTGGACATGCGGCCACCCATCGAATCATCAGCAGAGAACCGGCGCATGATCTCGCCGCGCATGGAATCCGCATAGACGCCGAAGCTGGAAAGGATCTCTCGTTGTTCACGACTGCCCCGGCCCTTCAGCAGACCGGTTGCCATTTCTGACAGGCTGCCCAAGAACGAACGGCCCTGGTATTTCATCTCGCTTGCTGCGACCGGGAGGTCGGTAAACGATGACAACAGGGCGCCACCGAGCTTGGAAATCGACTGCCAGGCACGCACGTTTGCAGCGATACGTGCAGCAGCAGCGTTACCGGGGATTCGAGTCTGGCCACTAACCTCGCGGAATCGGTTGCGGATCATTCCTTCGCGAGCGGTGTTGAAGTTCGCCAAGGCCTGCGGATCACCGGAACTGCGGACGTCTTCCTTGATCACATCCAGGGCCATGTTTAGGTTAGCCTCAGGATTGGTGCCAAGCCGGCGCATAAGGGCCGTGTTCTGGCCTGACAGGTCAAGCCCGCGCAATACCGCCTCGCGCAGGTTGCCAGTCCCATATAGCCGGTTGTATTCGTGCCAGCCGATCCCGTCGCGGAAGTGAAGAACGCGCTCCTGGCTCATCTTACGAGCAAGGTTTGCAGGACCACGGAAGCCATTTGGCCGAGCATCCCCCTGGGCGCGCAGATGATCACCAGACACCAGCCCATCATAGATCCCGCGCATGTACCCGTTCACATCCGTCACTCCATCAAAGGTGCGCGGATCGAGTCGCGGGAGAATATCGGAAAGCCACTGATCGAAGCCGGCTGCGCCGATCTTCTCGCTATCATGGCTCTGCCTGGCGATGTAGCCTGGGATGCGGCCAATACTGGCGCCTGCGCGGTTGGCATCGAGGCGGCCCGCCTCTTGGTATCGCTGAATGATCCGTGCGATTTCGACCACCTGAGGATTCAGGTCAGACACATCCTGGTCATTACCAATGCGCCAAAGAGCATCCGCGATATCTTGGTCGGAGTCTCCCCGAGCAAGGACACCAACCAGATCGCCTCGCTCCAGGTCATTCAGCATCCCGCCAATGTACGCATCGCCGAGTGCCTTCTGTTCTGCCGCAACGGAGAGGCGTGCACCCTTTCGCGCAACGTTTGTCCCAACCAAGAAAGACTCAACGCCAAGGTCGGGACGGTCAGCAAAGGTGTTGCGCACAAAGCTGACTAGCTGCGCCCTGGCCCGCACATTCAGCAGAGCGTTACGCCGCTCAATGATCGCGGCATGCTCAGCCTGGCGAGCCAGCTCATCGGCTGCCCGCATTGCAGCCTGCTCGGTACTGTATGCCCCTTCCCTCGCGAGAATCTCCTGGGTGCGTCCACGCAGCAACTGGAAGATTTCCTGAATCTCCGTCGCCTCCATATCCCCTGCGGCTGCTCTTACTGCATCAGCGCAAGGACTGATTCCTGCCGGTAGCGTAGTCGCCATCAACCTCTCCCAATCTCACAAAGTGCAGCAGCCCGATAGGCCTTGGAATACTTCTCAGCCTTCGCGGCCTCGGCATCAGCCAGGGCGAACTCTTCTCGCCCCATCGCCTCTACCATGGCCCGCTGATCCTCTGGCAACTGAGCAAGGATCTCGCGGGATAGCGCCTCGTCATCTGCCAAGGCCTGGCGAGCGTCCTCAAGATCATCCGTCGACTTCAGCTCGTCAATACGACGGCTTTCGGCTGCGCCTTCAGGGTCAACCCTGCGCTCTTGCGGGCGGCGGAGATTGTCCATCGCCTGGGCTGCTTTGGCAGGGTTCTGCAAGTCGAACAGATCGGCTACGGCGATATCGCGACCAGTCATTGCCTGGCTAACCGCAGTACGCAACGCGGCATCGCGGATCGTCCAGTCGGACTCCTCAGCAACCTGACGGGCAGTTTTTACCGCTGCCCCGAGTGGGCGCTGGCGGTAACCTTCCATGATCTGCGAAGCCCGGGCTTCTACGCGACCCGCAAGGCGTTCCGGTACTTCGCCACGATTGAGTGCCGCGATGTCCTGACGCGCCATCTCGCCAGAACGGTTGCGCTCAAGCTCTGCGTTGATCTGCTCGCGCCGTACCGAGATCTGTTCGCCCTCGGCTGCGATGGCATCTCGCGCCATACGCTCGGCCTGCTTGCGACTGACCCTCGGCCCCTGGAATTCCTTCGCCCGAACCTTGAACGTGTCTGGCAACTCCTGCGCCCTAGCTTCAAGGCGGGTCAACTCAACCCGGAGGTCTGCAACGTTGCCCACTCGCTCGGACACAAGGGATGGTCGAATCTCTTCAATGGCCTGGCTGCGTGCTGCCTGGTAAAGGTTCGCCTGATCTGCCTCAAGACCACGGGCGAGCGACTGCCGAAGCGCAACATCTGGGTTGTCATCAAAGAGACGCCCGTAGTCGATCTGACGACGCGCCGTAGGTTCGGGACGGATAGCGGCGGCCACAGATGGCTGGGTATCCAGCTCGCTAACCACACGACGCTTCAGCGCATCAGAGATAGCGCCACCTACGGTATGCAAACCACCGCCGAGCAGGCCGCCAAGCGCAATGTTGGCCAGCGAGTCGGAAAGACCGTAGTCCGTTTGGTCCTGAGCCGCTGCAAGCAGAGGTAACGGCTCAATGATTGCAGCGCCGACCGCGCCTTCCAATGCACCTACGCCAGCCCGAACACCTGCCCGACCAAGCGGAGATGCTGCCCTAGCCAGCAGATTGGCATAGCGAGCCTCGCCAACCACCGGCACGAATGCTGAAGCGATGTTCAGCGGGTCCAGCAGAGAGGCGGCAAGAGTCGCCGCAATTTGCGCAGGCATAGTGCCGGAAGCCGCGCGATCAAAGATTTGCTGGCGGGCTGCCTGAGCGCGATGACGTTCGATAAGGATATCGAGCGCACCTTGTCTAATTCCTTGGTCCGGAATCTTGATATCTAGACCAGACTCAGCAACGCGGGCCCTGGCGGCCTCCGCGCTCATCAGCGGAGTATCAGGTTCAAGTCTAGGGGGAACAAGAATAGACTCGGTATCACCCGTGAAACGACGCCCTTCTTCCGCCTGGTTTAGCTCTTCTATCCTGCGGATCGCGTTCGATCCTGTTTCAAATAGCTGTCTTCCGAACGAAGCGCCAGCTACATCGCCAGCATCTGCCGGAATGTCCAGCAGAGTGCGCCGGTCAAGCGCAGGAGCATCCTGTGTGTAGATCGTCATGGAACGATTCCAAGAGGTGCAACGCGATATTGGGCGGGAGCCTTGGTGCCCTGTTCTTGCAGTTCGCTCCAAGTCCTGGTGATTGGCTTGCCATCCTTCCCAAGGACTCGGTACCCGTTTAGCGTGAGGCTCAAGCCTGTCTCATCACCATTCGTTACCCACTGGCCGTTGTCGATAACCGCCGAGTGCAGTTGCCGGATGTTCTCGGACTCTTCTACGCCCGGGATACCAGGAAGGGGCATCAGATCGTCTGGCTTCAGGTTCTCCAGAGCCACATCGGCACCACGGCTGACTGCGCTGGTGTCCAGTTCCTTTGGTACGCGGTAGGTGCCGAACAGGTCGTATTTGTCACCAGCCATCCCGGCCACAACGCGCTGTGCAGCCTTGGCCGGTTTTTCGCCCTGAAGAACGTATGCAGATGCAGTCTTAACCGCCGCTTGATACATGGTGTTGAAGGTGTTGAGGCCGCCAGACTGGCCCATCAGGGTTGCAGCGAAATCGGACATCTCCGACTGGACAGCCTGCTGGATCTCCTTCAGTTGCCCATCTTCCATCGCCTTCTTAAGGTCGCCTTCCTTCAGCGGAGCAACGCTTGCCATGCGCTCGGCCACATCCTTCGGCAGACCGGTTGCGATCACTTGGGCCTCAGCAGGAAGCTTGGAACCAAGCTGACGGATCACAGACCCGAAGTTCTTGCCCCATTGCGCCTGGTATTGCTCGATCAGTTGAGCGGCGGTATCGCCCTCCCCTGATGCGATTCGCTTGTTGAAGTCCGCGGCGAACTGGTTGGCCAGCGCATCAGGGAGAATCTTGATGTTCTGGACGCCGAGGCGCTGTTGCTCAGCAATAGCGGCGTTCGCGTAGGCCTCGTATGCCTCAGGCGTGTTTTGCTCCTGCGCGGTCACCAGGGCCTGACGCACGGCAGGACTGTACTGAGCCACATAGGCGGCTGGGTCCTGCTGCTGCTTCTTCATCAGAGCAGTGCCGACAGTCAATAGGCGCTGGTAGAGCTGGTTATCCTCGCGGAAGCCTTCATTAGCCACGCCATCAGTAGTTGGCTGGAAGCGGCTAAGAATGGCCTCACGCTCAGCCGGATCAGCAGTAGCAAACTCTCGGATAGCCGGGGCCACTTCCTGAACCTTGCGGAACGAATCCCACTGCTCCTGGGCGCGATCACCATAGGCATTCTTGAAGTCGGCCAGAGATGGAGGATCGGCATAGTCAAAGCCTTGTAGGTATGCGGCCTGGGCATCCTGTACACGGCTACTGAGTTCAGACCTGGCGATGGCCTGAAGCTGACGCTGCTCAACCATACGTTGACGCGCCTCCGCCTCCTGGCGACGGAACGCCTGATCAATGCCATTGCTGGCACGGATCTGGTCCTCGGCAGACATGCCAGTCTTGAACTGGTCGTAGTAGGCTCGCGCCTTCTGCGGCGAGTCGATCAACATGCGCTGGATAACGGCCTGCGACAGCGAACTGTTAGCCTGGCGCCGCTGGTTCTCCATCTCTTCGGGAGACCACCCCATGCGGGCGCCACGCATCTGGATCACAGCATCCATCTTGGCGCGGTTCTGCTCGATAGACTGCGGGTCGTTGTAGTTCAGCGCAGCAGTGTCCATTGCCAGTTGGATTGAGGACTTATCGACCTCATCCTTGTAGACCTGTTGCTCACGGAACTCGTACTGCCCGAGCTTTGCCTGGAGACCTTCGCGGCGACGCAATGCCGCCTGATTGAACATCTCGCGCTGGCTCTCATTCGCCAGATTCGCGGAAATCTGTTCGCGCTGCTTGTCGAACGACTCCAGGGTCGACTGAGTAATGTTCAGGGCTCCCCGCCCTTTCTTGGTGAAGGCGCCGGACTCCGGGTTAAAGAGCGTGTCGTTTTCCCACGCACCAAGCCCATTGTCAGCCTCAAGGACAGCGGTACGGTTCGCGTCCTCGATCTCCTGCCGCTGGACCTGCACGAAGGCGTTTACCGCAGAGTTAATGCCTTGGGCCAGGCCTGACGCATCAACGCTCTGGCCAAGCGCGCGGGGCGCCTGTGCGACGTCAGGGCCTACCCTGCGCCGATATTGCGGGATCTGTGCTGCCATCAGGAAAGCGCCTTGTAGTTGCTAACGGCTTGAGATCCGCCACTTAGTAGAGAACTGAAGGCATTCAGGCGACGAGTGCGATAGTCGGCGCGGGCCTGACGAATCCCTTCGTTACCCTGCGTGACCAGACCAAACGCCTGGTTGAATGCGTTGCGCCTGACCTGCTCCGCATCCATGGCAACCTGATTCATCGTCGACTCTTGAACACGGGACGCGCTTCCGCTGTTCACGTCTACGCCGTTAGCCGCGAACCCGGCACGTTGGGCGCCAACGATCTGCCGCCCCTGTTCGTACAATTGAGCGTCTTCGAATTCGCCTTGGTCCAGCACCTGACGTGCCTGGCGATTTAGATAGGCCTGCTGCCGGTTCGCGGTGCGTACAGCATCCTTGCCCTGCTGAATCTGCGAATAGGCACTAAGGATTCCCCCACCTACAGAAGCCGCCGCCGCTGCTGGTGCTAATGCTGCGCCCATAGTTCGCCTCGCATAGTGAATGGGTGGAAAAGTTCACCGTTTACGCCGTACTCGACAGCATCGAGCATGTCGAAGCCGAGCCACTGCATCCAGCGCAGGGCCTGCTCATATCTGGCGTCGGTGTAATTGATGAGTGCCGCGTAGCGTTGACGCATGCGGCCAATCTGATCTCTGCACTCATGGAGGAAAGCTGCGCGATGCCTGGTAACGGCATGCGTGCTGATCATCCAGGGGACACCGATTCGGTCGTCGTATCGGATGCACCCGAAGATGACGACAGGCTCACCACGACTGACCAGAACAAATGCCTCTTCGCTTTGCTCCAGGGCGTTGCGCAACTCCTGCTCTACATCAACGCCACGGATAGCCTCGAACTCAAGCCGGTCGGCCTCGCGAACGTTGGCCACGACGTGCGCAATTACCTGTTCGTCGACAGGCCTAAGCTCAGCCCCCGGCCTGGACATTCGGCAACACTCCCAAGATGGTGATGGGCAGCGGATCGCTCTGGCGGATGAAGATCCGCCCGTCGTCCGTCCAGTCTGTACTGATGCTGATCTTAGCCTTGCCGGTCTTCAGTTCGATAGGCTCGCCGTAGTTCTCTGTCGCACGCTGCTTGTATTCCCAACCGCTCGCAGCCCTAAGACGATCACTCCGAGCGCCGGCCCAAAAGCCGCGACTCTGCTCTAGCAGCACGACAAGCTGGTTGATGCGCTTCTTGTTGCCGAGGAACGCCTGCTGGTTCTGCATGGTGATATCTAGCGTCTCGATCTCCGCAGTGATCGGCAGGCCGATATGGACGACTAGCGACGGACCATCCAGGGTGATCGAGCCGCCAGAGACAACGGCCTGAGGCGCGACGTTTCCGTCCGCGAGAATCGAAACCGTCTTCCCCTCAAGATGGCCAAGGCCGCTGATGGTGGTTGCGGCGAAGCCCCAGCGTGTTGCCGGGATTCCCCGTAGCGACTCAGGGACAATCGTCTGAGGCTCCACGGAAACGACACCTGGGGAGTCATAGGCGAGAATCTTGACGGTCAGCACATCGCCAATGTTGTTCTCGTCTCCACCGCCGTAGAGGATCAGATAGCGCCCAACATGGCCGGGATTGAACGGAGCCGATAGCGCTTCAAGGGTCAGCGCGTTCGGGTATTTCCAGTCAGTCCCGCCGGTCAGCGTAGCGCTCATGGTGCCGCGCCCGTCGTAGGTCAGGCCGCAGTCGACGAAGAACGAGCGGTCGTAAACGTAATCACCGCTTTCGAACTTGTTCAACTGCCGTGACTGCATGCGCTCGATGTAACGCTTGGTAGACCCATTGATCGTACGCTTGACGATCATGTACAGGATGTCCTCGTCGCCTTCAGGGACAGTCGCTACGGACTCGACCTCGCCGTCGGTATCGTGGCGATGCCAGGCGAAAACCTGCTGTTCAGGCATGAAGGTGAATCCGAGCAACACGCCATCGTTACGGACCATCCACAGGACGCCATTGGGCGTCAGCGTGAACGCTTGATCTTCGATGGTGTACCCACGCAGCAGGTGAGACGAAAGCACGCTCACATCGCTGGGCCTGAAGCCTGCATCGATGTCGTTGTAGGCGAGCGTGGACAGCTTGCCGCCCCGTGCCTGGATGTACAGCGCAGTATTGGCATAGACCGCCGGGATAACACCGCTCGACCCGAAATAGCTCTGGGCGCTGACAGAGATCGACTCAGGAGTGATGCCGGTTTCTTTCGATGAACTGACCGACCACTCCGCGCCTGAGGTCAGCACCAGAAGATCACGCAGCGATACGAGGTGGCGAATCTGGTTGACCTCACGACTGGCAATCGTGAACTCGATGCCATCATCGTCCTTGTAGGGGGCCGAGTATCCGAAGTTATGGAAGTCCCCGACCCTGCTCATCCAGATGGTTTGAGGCTGACTGTTGCTTGCCGCAAACACAAGCCGCTGCTGGAAGTAGCCCACGACCGATGGATTGTTGCCACCAGTGAATGGGTTATATCCAATCGGCACAGTCTTGTCGTTGTCAGGCGCGATGTTGATGTCGCTGAACGAAGTGGTGTCAGCCTGGCCGATGTAGCCGAAAACCCCTGATGACTTGTCCTTGTAGATGTTGTAGTGGTCTGCACCTGTTACGGCTGCCCAGGACAGGGTGGCGCCTGGCTTGCCATCCCAACTCGCCACAGTGACGGTATTGCTCTCCCAGGACTCGATAGAGCCTGTATCCTTCGAACTGACTGCCGTAACCCGGTACCGGTAGTTCGTTGTGTCGCCAGACCCACCAGTGCGCGGCGAGCCAGAGAGTCCAGTTGGAGCAGCGATGCCCGGCTGGAAGTCGATAGTGGTCAGCGTCCAGTTGGTCGGGGCAAGGCGCTTCAACTCGCGCGGCGCGTAGTTCGGGTGAACGATCGTCAGGACGTCGGCAGACTGAGTGAACTTCAGATCGCGCAGATCGGCAGTCGTATACGGACTAGCGATCTCGTAGGGCACCGATCCGCTGACAACCTGCCCGCCATTGCTCACGAAGCGGATATACAGGTTGCCGAACTCCAAGATGTAGGTCTGTTCGGTCGAGTACTGGAAGGGGATCAGCCGAGTGAAGTTCGCGCTGGCCTTTACCTCGGCGATGAACTTCGTGCCAGAGCGGTTCTGTACGCCACCCTCTGGTAGCACCTGGAAGTTTCGACAGGTGCGCAGACCAGTGTAGTAGCGCGCCAGGTCAACACGGCCATAGGTCGCAGGCGCCATCTCGCCCGCGCTGAAAGACGGCTGAACGAGCAGGGTCATGAGCGCACCGAGATGAAGGAAGATTCAGGTTGCGGGCCACGCTGAGCTTCGTTGAAGCTGGCTGCCCCAGCATTTCGGATTTCGTACTGATATTGCTGCTCGCAGGTCTGCGCGATGTTCGCGTCACGACTGAGCGCAGGAGCGATCTTTGCCGCCAGTTTCCAAGACAGAGAAGATACAAAGATCGGGTCGAAGATTTCAGACGTAGAAAGCTTGGTGGTGTACTCAAGCTTCGCGGGGGAGACAGTTGTCGAGATCAGCCTACCGCTAGATCCATTGATCACGCGGAACTGTATCGGCGGGATCTGCGGCAACTGGTAATCGCAGGGGAAAGGGTAGTAGCCAACAGGCCATACCGAGTTGACGATGCGGCGAGCAAATAAGCAGTCCACAGGCATCGCATAGCAGTATGGATACTCCGGGTCAGGGTTGATTGCCACTTCCGCCAGATCCACGAACGCTGTTGCGAAACCCCAGGGGATGGCACGCAAGACCTCATCAACGCAAGGCCCGAAGAACAGGCTGCATTGCTCGGCCTGCGCACTCGCCTCATCCAGAGCGTTGATACGCTCGCTGTTACCGATGTGCGAAAGCGCCATGTTGGCGATGTCTACTATCGAACTCATGGCGTCCCTCGGAAATAGAAAAGGGCCCCGAAGGGCCCTGAGGTGTTACTTGGCTTCGTCTTCTTTGATCTCTCGAAGATTCGGCCCGATTACGCCATCCTCACCCGGGTCATAAAGAACCTTTTCACCGGGCTGGCAGATGCGATCAGCGATGTAGCTCACCTCGAGCACTTCACACCACCTAGCGGTACCGCTCTTGGCTTCTTCTTTCTTAGCCATCAGTCAGTCCTCAGAAGTTGTAGCCTTTGACGTAGGCGCGGAACGCCTGGATGTCTTTGGCCAGGAACGCAGAGAACGCACCGGCAGTCAGAGGGCCGGTTGCGACGGTGTAGCGCACACCAACATACCGGTTGTACTGGCCAGCCGGCAGCTTGATTGCGAGCAGAGTGGTGCCCCCAACAAGGTTGGCAAGAGCCAGGGTTGCCGATACGAAGTGCACGGTCGGAGTGGTTGCCAGGTCTGCGGTCGAGGACGATTCCAGGCTGACAGTCACAGTTGCGGCGCCGGCTGCGGTTGCAGTGGTATCGCACTGGACGACCAGATAGATGTCCTCGCCCACACCAATGTCGCGGGTGACGTTGGTGTTGACCGCATTACCACGCGGGTACAGGTCGTAGACGTTGGTGGAAATGGCGGTAGCCGTTACCGCCTGGCTGTCCGAGAACTCGGCTTGCTTATCGACGTACATGATCTTCTCCTTAAACCACGCGGGCTTCGGTGTTGAGGATGGCGTCGACGCGGCGAACCGGGACTTCGCCGAACATGAGCGCAGGCTTGCCGGCCACGTTCTCGTAGGTCAGGGTGCTTGCAGCAACCTTGTTGACGGTCTGGCGACGCAGGAACGAACGGATGCGGCGGGACACGTAGAACACCGGAGTTACGCCGGTCAACCCCTGGATGAGTTCCAGCGCCTGGGTCATCAGGTCGATGATGTCAGCGCCGGAGGCGGCGTTCTTGGTCAGGGTGGTGACATCGATGTTCGCGATGCGAACGATGTAACGCCAATCCTTGACCGCAATGCCGGCCTTCCACTGGTATTGGTCCATCAGGGCGCGGAAGCGGTTACCGCTGGCATCGAAAGCGTCGCCTTCACCAAGATCCTTGTGGACCAGGCCGGCTTGCGAACCTTTCGGGTAGATGCCGTGGACGGTGTTCTCGCCCCAGCCAATCAGCCAGATCGAGGTGTTGGTAGAGCCGGTGCCGCCAGCGTCGATGACGTTTGCAGCGGTTGCGGCAGTTGCGGTGCTGACGGTGTTGAAGCGCGGCGCGATACCGGTGAACGACTCGGGGGTGACGTCGGTGTTGCCGTACATCACGCCACGCTGCATGGCCTGGTTCATTGCCTCCATGAATGCGCGCGACTCAGACAGGCGGAAGCCTGCGGTATTGCCGTTCAGCATCGCCAGGTCCACATCAACCTGGCCGCGAGCTTCGAGGATGCCGCATGCCTCATCTACTTGCGCGGTGGTCGATTTGCTCGGCGGAACACCGCTGTTCAGCTTGCGGTAGATCACATCCGGCAAGCCGGTGCGGGTGGTGATGCGCGAGCCGGTGGGCAGGTTGCCTTCGTACCACGGCATGTCCAGCAGCATCTCGTTTTCTTGGGACAGCAGCTCAGCAATCGGCATGATGCCGCCGCCATCCGGGTTCAGTCGTTTTGCTACGTCGAGCAGCGTCGGGACGGTATTGCCAATAGTCGCCATGATGGGGACTCCTTAAGCGGGATAGTTGGGGTACATCCGCTCGGCCAGCGAGCGTTCGGTTGGGACTTCGGTGGTGGTGCGATGCAGCTTGCCCTCGGCCAATTCCTGGCCGACTCGGTGGAAGAAGCGGACGACTTCCGGGTGGGATCCAAGCCCGGATTCCTTCAGCATCGCGGTCAACTCAGGGGTGCCGTAATCGGCCAGAGCTTTCTGTGCGATGCCAACGTTGGCCTCGAAATTGGCGCCCCCGAATGCCGCGTCTTGTTTCAGCTCGGACTCCCACCTGGAGACCTGCTGGTTGCGGTACTCGATTGCGGCCTGCTCAGATGCCTGAGCTCCCGATGCCTGCCGCTTGGCGTCCATCTCGACCAACTTGCTGGCCTGTTCCTGGGTCAGACCCAGTTCCTTGAACACGCCGGACCATTCGGCCTGAGCCTCGGCGCTGAAGTCGTACCCCTCCGGGAGGGACTCGAACTTGTACGCGTCGGGTACTGCCGGCTTCTGCTCCTGTTGTTGCGCTTGGGCTTGCTGCTGTTGGCCCTGCTCGGCAGCTTGTTGCTGGCTTGCTTGGGCCTCTGACGTCGCACTCTCGGTCCCGCTTGCGGTAGTGGTGGCGGTATCGACTGCTTCGGTCATTGGTTAACCTCGTCGGGTTGTTTGCTGTTCTCCCTGACCATGAGCAGGTACTGCTCAGGACAGAGGGTTCGGATTTCTTCGGAAAGGTTTCGGCCTACCTCGTAGGCGCCGAGCAGGTAGCTCTGGCGTCCGCCGTGGGTATCGAAGAGGGTCGAGCGGCCTTCGTATCGGGTGCGGCTCAGGAGATCCCAAACAAAACGGCGACCGCTTAGGATCGCCATCTGAGCCTTCACATCGTCCTCACGCTGCCTTTGCCTCAGGCGCGCGGCGTCCTCACGCTGTTGCGTGATCTCGTCGTCTTCGAACATTTATGCTCCGAGTAGCTGGCCCAGCGCGTTGTCTGGCGTGACCTGGGTTTCGGATAGAAGCTTGGCGCCTTCGATACCGCTGGCGAGCGCCTGCTGCGCCTCTGCGGCCTGCTGCTGACGGGCGCGTTGCTCGCGGATTGCAGCAACCTCCTCGTCGCCACGGATGACAGTCGGGACAACGCCAGCCGCCTCGGCGTACTCGTCGACCCACTGATCCGCATCGAACTTGTCGCGCACCTCGGGGAATGCGCCAGAAAGGTTGCCGATGGTGGCAGCGATACGCTCCAGGCCATTGACCGCGCCGGCCTTTTGAGCCTGCGCCAAGATCGAGATGTAGTCGGCCTCGACCACGTTCTGGCCCAACTCTTCCGGCGGCTCAGGAAGTAATGGTTCGCCATCAATGATGCCCGCCCAAATCGGCATGGACTGGCGCAGCATGATGCCTAACACGCGCTCGATGATCGGGTCAAGGCCTTCGTAGTCGACGCGCTCAACAACAGGCCCGAGCATCGCCATCTTCTCTTCGCGGCGTGCGTTGATCTCGGTGGCCGTGCGTACGTCGTCCATCTCACTGATCATCAGGAACAGATCGGTGTAGAACGAGCGACGAATGCGGGCCTCATGGCGTGCAATCTTGCCTTCGATCACTGCGAGCCACTGAGGGTTGGGCTCGTAGATCGGCATGATCGAGTTCTGCGCCCCGACCTGATCGACGTATGTGATCGTTCCCGGGTTCGTGGAACTCGGTTTTCCTTGCAGTGAAACCGGCGCTTGGACGGCAGGGTTGGAGCCCGTCTCAGCCATCCTGGCAGAACTACGCTCGTAGAGCTGGAGTGCCTTAATATCGCCCAGGCAGCGACGGCCTGGACCAGTGCCATAGCAATCGCCTGGCAGAGTATCCCAGCGAACCACGGCTACCGGGAATTCGTGGAAGCCACGATGCTCAAGCACCTTGCCTGGCTCGGCGCTCTTCTCCCATACCAGCGACACATAGGGCAGCAGACGGCTTACCTTGGAACCTGGCAGATAGTCGGCGTTTGGCTCGACCATCTGCACGCAGTCGAACCACTGATCTTGGCGCGCCTCTTTGAGCGCATTCTGCGCCTGGGGGCTGAGATTCTCTTTGCCGAACCGCTCGGCCATCTGCGCCGCGGTTAGCTTGAACTCGCGATAGAACGCGTTGCACCTACCGTCTGCGCCGTTGGCCACGTAGTACTCACCAGCGGTGAACACCTCGCAACGAATGCCGTTCTTCGGGTCTTCGTCGATCCAGATCGCGCCAGTGCCGAACACGCCCATCTCAAGGTAGGACACGTGTTGGCAGTTGTAGAAGTTAGAGCGCAACAGCACATCACGAACACGCTCGGTCGCCTCAAAGAGCCACGACTTGACCGGGCCGAACTCCATTGCCTCCTTTGACTGGACGACAAGGTTGAACCACGGCCTGGACCGCGACGTAAGACCGCTCATCATGCCCGCAGCAAGCGCGCCGGCATCCTCGGTGGCCTCGTTGTTGATGATCTTGTTGTTGCGCCTGTCGCCCTTGTTTACCTGCTGATCGCACAGCAGGCGGGACCGCATGGGCTGGATGAAGTCAGAAAGCTCGCGCCAGTTCTGCTCCCAGGACGTCCGCTCGTTCTTGAGCATCGCCAGGCGCTTTTCCGCGTTTCGGCGCAGACCTTCAGACATAAGGTTTACTCCACGGCCTTCAGTAGATCGCCTGAACATGAATGCAACAAACGACTCAGAACCTGTAACGTTGCAAACGAACGCCGGTAGGCTTCAGAGCCTTGCGCCCCTTCAAGATCAAGGTTTGCGATCTCATTCCGAATATCAGATAGCTGTAGGCTGATGTAAGAAATTGATTGAATGTACGGACGCACATCCTCACCAACTGACATGTCAGCCCCCAAGCAGGGTTTTGGTTGCAGTGGTCGCAGGAGTGCCCAGCGCGCCACCGAGGATCGTGCTGGAGATGCCAGCCATCCGCGCACGGCGGCGGCGGTCCTCGTTGAAGCTGTCAACGTTCTGAGCGTCGTTGCTCTCGATGTCCTTCATCTCAGTGGTCTGAGTCTTCGGCGCTTCAGTGGCGCCAAGCAAAGCATCACTCAAGCCAAGCGTTGAAACGCTGGCCACCTTCTTAACTGCTCCGCCCATGGCGTGTGTCCTCAGCTAAATGGGTCGTACGTGGATTGGTGCGAGCCGCCTTGAGATGGCTTGCACTGGAAACGCTGACGTGCATAGCGCCGCATCATGTAGGCGTATCGAGACGCCGAGAGGATGTCGTCGTTCAACTTAACGATCCTCCCCAGTTCGTCGCGGTGATAGCTCATCTTCTCGTCGAAGAAGTCGCTCAAGTGACTGAACACTTTCCAGCGACCGGTAGTCATGCGCTCGTACATCTCGACGAGACCAGCCTCAACGCCAACACCGCCACCCGGCCATGTCGCATGTTCAGGGAGCATCTGCCAGCCTGCGTCTAGATATGCGGCGCGTTGCTGCACCCCAGACGACTTCTCAGACTGCAAGCCGTCGCTCGGCCATGCTGTTGGCACGTGCTGGGCCCAATGCTTCACAGAACCCCATGCAGTGCTAGGCGTGACCTTGGATTTCTTCCAGGCCTGCGCGACATAAACAATGTCCGCTTCGAGGTCGATCCACAGTTGCACGTGTGCCTGCGGGTGATCCCAGCCGAAGTCCATGCCGTTGATTACCCAGAAGTGGTCGGGGCATGGGAACGGCGCGCACTTGATCTCGTCATCGCCGAAATCGAATATCAGGCCGGTTCCGAGCAATGGTTCGCCTCGCGTGCGCATATCTCGTTGCCATGCCGGATAAGCCGCCAACAGTTCGCGCTTGATCTTTTCAGAGAGGTGAGGCGCGTCATCCCACGTTGCGCGCTGGATGTATTGGCCTTCACCTGGGTCGTCCATGAACTTGACGACGAGCTCAGTTCGCCCGTTCTCCGGGGTGAACGTCAGTATTCCGCGCCCACCTCGGCCACCATCACCAGTTGCAGTACGAGTGATGACCTGCGGGTAGATCTCTTTGTCTTCCGGCTCTTCGTCGATGTGATACCAATCAACACTATCGCCCATGATCGCGTGCTGGCCCTGGCTGTACGACCAGAACTGGACGGTGGAAATACCACCAGTCGCATGCCTGACCCGCACCTCTCGCATTGCGCCGCTGGTTCCTGTTGCTGACCGCCAATCAACGATTCGATCAGCAGGGATCAGGCCGCCAGTCCACGTGCCGCCCTGGAAGCGACCAAACAGTGGCCCCTGGAGCAGGTCGCGGGTTTTCTCCATCGAATAGCCAAGCAGCCAACACAAGGGGGCATGGCTGAACTTATGCCCCTCCCAGTCGCTGGGATAATCTCCCAGCAAATGAGCCGCATCGATGGTAAGCCCAGTTCGAGTCTTTCCGACCCGGTTGGCCGCCATCAGCATGCACGAAGTGTTATCCGCGGTGGCCTTGTTGAACTTACGCTGCCAGTCGTAGAGAGTCTCGAACTGGAGTTTGAATTGTCGCTGCGCCTCTCGCCTGGCTCTTTCCTCAAGTAGCGACAGGAGTTCTAGCTTACGAATCCTCTCGGCTGAGAGCTTCGATTCTCCGCTGGATCTCTTCATCACTCATTTCCGCCATCTTGATCTGGCCAGAATGCTCAAGGTCATGCTTGTCGCGCCACTCATCAGGGCGCCGGTTCTTCAGCCAGAAGATTGCAGCGGTAGTGTCGGGGGCATAGTGCTTGACGATGGGCGTCTCAACGATTGCGCCATCCACAACGCGGATATCCGTGTCGACATGGCTGAACCCCATTGCTCGGTTGTAGAGAGCTTGTTCAACTCTATCGTCAGCCTCGTTCTTCCCCAGCTTGAGCGCGCCGGCGAATTCTTCCTTTCCTGATCTCCAGTAGCTGATAGTGCGCAGCGAAACACCAAACATCTCAGCCAGGTCCATATCTGTTGCGCCAAGCTGGCATGCCTTCCTAGCTATAGCGACGTACTCGGGTTTGAATTTCTCTGGCCTAGCCATACTTTGCGCCCTTCTTGATGTTGTCTATCGCCCAAAGTGGCTGCAAATTACTAAGCGCCCAGCATTCAGCGAACTGTGAAGGGTCGTGCTGATCGAACAAAGAGCACGGCTTTATGTGGTCTACGTGCCATTCGCCGTAGTTTTCCCACGTCATACCATCAAGAAACCCTGACTCAAGATGCCTTGCTAGATCCTCGACTTCATAACCTAGCCTGCCGAGCAGAGACCCATTGCTTTTACCCTTGAGTGCCGCCCATATCCTTGCCCGCGTGGCGTCTCTAAGCCTTGCTTGAGACGTGATATTTATCTGCCTACGCTCAGACCTTTTGATTTTTTGGGCTGCAATAATTCCATTGCGATCCTCTCGATGGATGTACAGCCACACCGCACAGAACTCCATAACAGTTCTAGGCTTGGCGAAGAATGCATCCATCTCAGCATTAGTCGCGCCCAGCTTTGCCAATGCCCGGGCGGTCTTGATGTACTCGGGCTTGTACTTGGTAGGACGGCCAATGCTCATGACTTACTCCCCGGTAGCTTCCGGGCTGGTAGTGGTTTCGGGGGCGGGTTGTTCTGGTTCAACCGGGACAGTCACTACTTCCGGGTATACTCGCACCCACTCAAAGGTACGGAACACAGCAACGACACGCCCAGCGTCTGCGTACAGATGCAGCCCAATGGAATCGATGATGTGAGTATTGGCCTCTGCCTTGTGGACGATTCCGTCAGAGGTCTTTACTTCGTAGCTGCTCATTGTTCGTGTCCTTTACGGATGTATTCCTGTAGGGCCTTGATCAGCGCTTCTTTTCGCTCGATGCCGGCTCGGAGATCTGAAACAGTTTGTCCATCAGAGGGAGCAAGCTCGGCTCTTCCTGCATCAGGGATGGGGGCGGTTCCGGGATGCTGCACTGGACAACTGGCCTTGACGTACACCCGGCGAGCACCAGAAGCGATGTCAGCGCGAAGCTGATCGTTTTGAGCGTTTGCACTCTTCACTGCCTCTAGATATGTGCGCTCGATGGCGTTGCCGGCTTCTACGCGACGTTGATAGTCGCTGGCCTGTGCTTTGGCTTGCTCAGCCTCTGCGCGGTATTGGTCACGCTCATTGCTGAGAACGCTCATGCGCCAGGCTGCCGCAGAACCTGCCAGCAAGACAGCCAGCACACCCACTGCAACGATCAGCCACTTAGTCACAGAACACCTTTCCGAGCACGATGCCGGATATGTGGATCCAGAACAGAGCCGACCAGCCCAGCACCATCAGGACGTGCCAGATGACTCCACCGACTGACCACTCATCGATGACGAGATAAGCGTTACGGGCGATCACTGCGAGGATGAGTATCGCGCCGAGCCACTCCATCACGCACCTTTGAGATATAGGTTCCGCTCAGCCAGGCGGCGACGCTCCAACCCCGGAAGCTTGCGCCCCTTGGCGTATACCCACTTCAGGAATTCAGCGCCGATCTTCCAGGCCTCGGCCTTCTCATTGATCAGGCGGAGCATGGTGGAGCGAGAGAAGTTGCTGCCACCGATGTTGAAGACCAGGCTGACCAGGGCGTCGAACTCGTTCTGGCGCATGTCCTGGCGCACGTACCGTTCAACGTCGTCTTCTGCATCGGCTAGATCAGCGATTAGAAGCGCATCTGCCTGGTCGCCAGTGATGCTCATCCCTCGCTTAGCGGTGCGAGTGTGGCCGTAGCCAATGGTCCAAACACCAACTGAGTCCTGATAGGCGTTCAGGCGAAGGCCCTCGAACTCTTTGATGAGATCGAGACCGGCCTTCGAGATGTTCATTTCCAGACTACCGACTTAATCACGCTGGTGATGTCGTTGACCATCTTCATGAAGCTGCGTCCGCTCTTGCGATACTCGGCATAGGCAAAGAAGCCACGGGTCAGTACCCAGCCAGGCAGGCCGCACACGAATACGAGCCCGAGCAGAGCGAATAGGCCGAACTCGTCGTTCACCCACTCTTCCAGGCCTTTGGCCTTGATGATCCAGCCGCCGCCGCCAATCGAGCACATCAGCGTCACAATCAATGCACAGGCGAATTCCTTGATGGTCTTCGGCACTGTCATGCACATAACAACGATGGCAGCCAGTACGGCCACGACACCGAAAGCACCTAGCTTGTACAAAACTAGGCCTCCTGCCGCTGTGCTGGCTGGTTCTGTCATCTTCATGTCTCTGAGAGTCCTGCGGCCTCGCCGGCCTTGGGCACTACGGAATAAAACGCCCGCGCGGCTGCGGGCATGCGCTGTGGGGAGGCGCAGAAACGAAAAAGCCCAGCGCTAGGCTGGGCTCTGAATAGGTGCCGGACTAGCCGGCGTCACGCCCGCAGAGCAAGGAGCCGGGGCTTTCGCCTTGATCACCAGTGGTGAACCTTGCTTTCTTCTGCCGCATGCGTGAATGCCGGGGTTCCACCGGCTCCCACTTCACTTTAACGCCTGCGTGTCCAAGGCGATCCCGGAGTATTAGGTCGCGGTAGGGCCGGGTCCCACCTTTGACCATCCTCGGCCGCGTAGTCGCAACCCTATGGATTCTCATGCGGTAAAACCGCAATCTTCCATAAATCCTATATGTTCGAGTTAACACGGTCAACTATTATCTTGGCGATCTGATATCAGGCAGCATCGCGAATCGCTATTCTCTCCCTCATATCAAGAACGGCCTCTACATAACACCTACCAGCGATTAGCAGTTCTCGAACTTTCAAGCGATTCAGGTTTAACAACTTCCCAACCTGCTGCATCGTCATTTCCGTTGCGTAATACACCCGCACGCAATTAGCCATCTCTTCGTCTCTGCGCCCCATCCTTGCGATAATCCCGTCAATGAGCATTGCATCGTCATCGGAGATTGATGCGGACAGGCATTGCTCCATTGCAACATTGTCCCGCATGATTGCGAGCATTGGAGATCCGCAGCGAGGTACGCCGGTCTCTTGCCAAACCCATTTTCCCCATTGGGTCAGAAGCTCTTCAGCATCTCTGGTCATGCGGTAGCCCTCTTCAGTTCGCGCACCCAGGCCCGGAACTTGGCCTTCAGTGCTTTGATTTCTTCAATGGTCAGTTTCAGTGGCTCATGATGGCCTTCCAGCCACTCAACTTTCTCGGCGCCGATCTTGCGCACCAGGTTGATCCGGTAGTTCACGATGTCGCCTGACTTGTGGTTGTTGCATGGGGCGCACTGCTTGTGGACGTTGAGCGGCTCGAAGCGCAACTCGGGGCTGGCGGCAACCGTGCGGTAGTGTCCGGCGTGGTACTGCCCATCATGGTGGCGGCCACAACTGATGCACGGCTGGTCGGCGTCGCGCAGACGAATGAACTCGTTGAACGCAGCTTGAGCCTCGCGCAGGTGATCCGCCTTGCTCTTCAGCCTCTCCTTCCGAACCTTGATCTCCCGCCGCTCGCGGTCTGCGATTGCCTTCCGCGCCGGCTTGGCGTGCTTGTCCTTGATGGCCAGGGCGCAGGCCGGCGAGCAGACCTTTTGCGTGCTGCTGAAGCGAGGGGTGAACTCCTGGCCGCATGCAGGGTTCTGGCATTTCTTCGGTTTGGGCTGGCTGGCGGATAGGCTCATTGAGGCTCCCCCGAAACCAAGGCTTTCCAGCAGTCGGTGAAAGCTTTGCTGAAGTCGCCGTAGAGCCTGGACGATTCCTGCCGGCAGGCCCGAACCCCTTCGCCGACTGCCTCGCATACGGCCACCACAAGCGGCACCCAGCCAAAGGCGATCATGATCATCAGGACAATGAGCGCTCTTGGCCGAACAGGAACTCTCCGCATGGCGCGGAAGAACAAGCTGCGGCTCATAGCTCTTCTCCCGCGAAGTAGCCGAGCCACAGAGTGGCGGTCCCCATGAGCAGAACAATCCATCCGTTCACCGGAGTGGAGGTTTGCGTGTAGGCAATCAATGCAGCGACCAGCAAGCTTCCGATGGCCAGTCGAACAACCTTCGATCCACTCATGCCTCCTCCTTCGCCTTCTGCTGCTCGGGCTGGAAGTCGCCGCGCAGGGGCATGAGATACCGTTCAGGTATGTAGAGCCGGTCTCCTTCATGGAGCACCCACCAAGCTGGCCGAATCACCTGAAAGGTCTGGCCGTCTTCGGCAAACAGATCACCAGGGGCAAGTCGAGACATCAACTCGACTACCACTCCCGCACTGATGCAGCTGGGGATGTCTTGCAGATTAAGAGCGAGATCGCCCGCCTTGAACTTGCTCATGCGACCTCCTGCATCATCAGCGGCCACCCTTGCTCGGCGGCCCACGCTTCGATCTTGGTCATGTAGATTCCAAACTCGTCTACGGTCAGCTTCGTGGTGCTGATGCCGCGCAACTCGGTCGAGCCGTCCGGCAACTTCACGTCCTCGCAGCCGATGAACCAGCGCTTGAACTGTTCGTGCCAGACCTGATCGTCGAATTGGCGGTTGTCGACCCAGGCGACGGCGGCCAGCTCGCGCAGAAGGGACCAGTAGCGCTTGTTCTGTTCGATAGAGCGCTTCGACTTGAGAGGGCGTAGAACCAGCTCGTAGCCACCCTGTGCTTCTTTCATCAGGCCCTGGATAAGGTTCCAGGCCGCGACGAAAGCCGGACGGATGCCGGCAGCGCCTTGGATGCGGAAAGTGCGGTCAGCCACAGCACACCCCCAGACTCTCAATCATCACGTCATTGCGCGCAGTGCAGACGGCCTCTGTTACCGGATCGCAGTCGTACACACCGATCAGTTCGCCGTTTACGATCTCTCCGTCGCGGCATTGCAGCTCGGCTTCTCGCCAGGTATTGGCTTCGACCTGACGACCGTAGGTGCGTAGGCCTTCCATGCGAATCAGTTCGAACTTAGGCATGGGCAGCCTCCTTGTGCCTTCTGCATGCCTCCGCAGCAGACTCCTTGCTTCCTGGCGGGGAAATAAAATTTCCCTTGTACGAGGCCCGAAAAAGGGCCTCCGTTTGCAACATGTACTTGGCTATCGAGTACCCATCGGGCCTCCTGACGAGCCATTCGTTGATGCGCTCCCATCTCAAGAGGCCTCCCTAATTCTTTGCATGAGCAGGTCGTTGTAGTCCTGGCCGCGTGGGCAGTCGCGACGGACCTCAACGGGGATCTTGTGTTGCAGGATCAAGCGCCGGGCGAGAGATTCAGCCGCAGCCTCCCCAGTGTGGGAATGGTCGACATCAGCGAAGATCGTCACTTGCTCGACGCCGGCAGGAAGCTTGAAGCGATCCATGCGGCCGGCATCGCCAGTTGCCCAGCAAGGGACTCCGTAAAGCTGGGTGGCGGACAGTGCAGTCTCGATACCCTCGGCCAAGCCAAGATGAATGGACGGCTCGCAGAGACGGATAACGCAATCTCCGGTCTGGCCAGGTGTATAGAGCTTCTGGCTGTTCAGTGATGCCTTGCGCCCCTCCTTCGTGATGAAGGTCAGGTGATAGCCTTTTCGCTTTCCTTCCACATCGAACATGGCTGCGACCATAGCCGGCGAAGACACCTTGTCGCTCCAGTTCCATACGTTCTGGTTGAATCGCAGGAAACTGCGGGGAATCGCCTGAATACCGCGAGACCGGAGATAAAGGACAACAGGGTCGATATCAGCCAACGGCACGTTGCCTTCGTGGATCCGCTTAAGAAGACCGCGATAGTCGCGCTCTTGCCTCACCGCCTCCCGCAGAAAACCAGCCTTGTTGTCTAGGTCCTGGGCTAGGTCCTTGAAGCTCATCCCGGTCACAGCCATCGCCAGTTTGAAACCATCACCAGCTCCACAGCCGTTGCAGTAGTACGAGCCAGAACCTTCTTTGTCATCGAATCGGAAGCGATCCTTACCCCCGCAGATTGGACACTCAGTGTGCTTCCCGCCGAGTTGTTTCTCGGTTAGTCCGTAGGAGCGAAGTGCGTCAGTCCAGCGGCCAACCATGCGTTCCGAAGTCTTCATGCCGCAGTCCTCCGCTTCGCCCACTTGATGTTGATATGGCGAACCCACTTCTCGATCTCGGGGGTTGGGTGACGCGGGGCGATGCTCTTGGTATCGCGCGGGGCGCTGCCGCAATATTCGCGACACTTGTGCCAGGCCCAGCCAGGGTTATGCCCATGCTGCTGGGCGTATCCGAGGAACTGCGCGAAAATTGATTCTTTCTCGGCGCTGCTGAACGTGCGCTTCTTGGAGCTACCGATTGGCACCAGCTTGCCGTCAACCCACTCGACATCCTCGTGAGCCTGCGGCTTGAAGCCGCAAGCAGGGCAAATGCTGGTAGCGAAAAGGTGCGAGCATTTCGGGCATGGACGGGGAAGACGTTCTGCCTTCTCTTTGTTGCGCTCGCGGCGGTCGCTGTTCTTGCCGGCGCCATCGTCCAGCTCGGTCGGCAGAGGCTCGGTCGGCACTCCGTTGCGCAGGCAATTGCCAGCATGGTCGATGATGACGCAGTCGGACTTACCGTCAGCCGGACGGAGGCCGCGCCCCATCATCTGGTAATGCATCATCAGTGACTTCGTAGGACGCGCAAGTACAACGCAGGAAGTCTCAGGAGCATCAAACCCCTTGGTAAGCACAGCGACGTTGCAGAGAACGCGAATGGAGCCGTGGCGGAAGTTTTTGATGATCTTCGCCCGCTCTAACTCGTCCATGTAACCATCGACATGGGCCGCAAGGATGCCGGCCTCGGTGAACTGACGGGCCAGTTCGCGGGAGTGAGCAACATTGCAACCGAAGACTACGGTCTGACGCCCCTTGGCAAGCTGTAGCCAGTTGGTGACGACATCACCCATGATCTTTGCGCTGCCCATTACTTCCGCCAGAGCATCTTCAGCCCAATCGCCATCCGTGCTGGTCTTAATTCCCTTGAGGTCGGGGATGCTCGGCGCGTAGCAGTGAGCAGGAACAAGGAAGCCTTGGTCGGTCAGTTCTGCCAGGGTCGCCGAGACAACTAGACGACCAAACACGCGCCCCAATCCCTTGCGGAACGGCGTAGCACTCAGTCCAATAACCGGAATCTTCCGATCCACGCACTCCGTGATGATTTCCTGGTGCATCTTGTGCAGGACGTGTGCCTCGTCGATCACAACCAAGTCAGGCTTAAGGTGATCGGCAAGGTCTTTCCAGCGAGACCGAAGGGTCTGGATCGTGCAGACTTGAATTGGCTTGCTGTAGTCCGTCCAGGAGTGATCTCCCTGAATAACGCCTACTTCCAATCCATCCTCGTAGAAACGCTTTGCCGCTTGGTCCACCAGTTCCAACGAGTCAACAATGAAGAATGCGCGCTTCCCTTTCGCACAGGCGCCGATCTTCATGGCAGATGCAATCGTGGTTTTGCCGGCACCGGTTGGAGCCATCAGCATCTGCACAAGATGACCATCGCGGATGCCACGACGCAGGTCGTTTAGCGCATCACTCTGGTACTGCCGCAACGTTTGAGCCATAATCTTCCTCGCTCTTTGAGCAACGCCCCGTTCTGTCCTCGCCGACTGCGGGGCGTTTTCGTTTCAGGCCCTAACCAGGCCCATCCAGGCGGGAGCGCTCGCTCGCGCATCCCACTAACAAACCTCTACTTCCTGTTCTGGTTGGGTAAGTTCCAGAACACCGACCCTTTCAGGTCTGCACCGAACTCAGGGCAAATCTTCCCCAAGCCCAGCAAGCCGGACTTGGAAGATCGCCACGGAGTCGATGCTCTCGGGCGCTGAGGTCATGGCAACCGCCTCAACTTGACCGGATTCCCTCGTTGCCGAGGTCTGGCGGAGCCGGTCAACCGATACCTCGGCCTTCCCCTCCTGCTCCCTCTGCCAACCTTCTTGGGAGCTTGCTTTTCACGATGTGGGCCGAACCGTGATTTCAGACTGCTAAACCCACACCGACAGAACCTTCTGTGCCGCTGCGCCTGCTCGGAGAAGGCGCTTTAACCATCACTGGCCGATGGGGCGTTTCAGTCACTCTTGAGGCCCTCTTTCGGCCTCAGTTGAACGACCGATGCTTTCGGTCGCCCGGCAGACGTAAGTCCGCCCATTGCAATCGCTTCAATCACGATCTCTTCCAGGCACCGCTCGATGCTCCAGCCGCGCTCTCTCGAGAGCCCTTCTATCCGCACCCGTACCCATTCCGGCAATCGCTGGTAATCCAACTCGCCCATTTGGCCCTCCTGAGGGCCTTCAGGCCGCGCTAGACTCTTCGCCTTCCTTGCTCAGTGATTCGATCACGCCATTCTCAACAGCCCATTCGATGACCTCGTAGAGGTAGGTGGCGTGCTGACGACGTGCCTTGTTAGCGGCGCGCTCAAGAATCCTGTCGAGGACACGGTTAAAACGGACCTTTCGGGGAATGTCCCGCTTGTGGGACTGATCTGCGTACATCTGGTGGATTTCCTTATGCGGCTGATTTCTTTGGTGATGCGCTACGGCGAAGCTCAGAGGCATCAACTTGATGTCCGTTAGCCTTCGCCAAGCGTGCGATCTTCTTGGCGTAATCGGTCTCTCCGGTGTACTCGGTGCGTGGCATGGACCCAGCAGAGATCCATTTGTAGATGGCCCGCGGGCTAAGACCGCAGGCAAGTGCCACGGCGGTGACCCCGCCAGCGTCGGCAATTGACTGTTTCAGGTAGCTCATGAGGCCTCCGATCCGGAAATATGAACAGTAAGTACATATTACGCCGGAACTGAAAGTACATGCAAGCGCATGCAATGATGAACGTATGGTTCAAGACATAGATTTCGAAAGGCGGGAATTCGTAAAACGCCTTAAGCATGCAGCTACCGCAGCCGGCTTTGATGACTGGGGACTAGGCGCACGCCTTGCCGAAATCACAAAGGTCACACCGAAGGCTGCCAGCAAATGGCTCAAGTGCGAGAGCATGCCTGGGCGAACAAAGATGAAGGCCATAGCTGCGGCCTTGAGCGTTCGCGTTGAATGGCTCCAGTACGGAATAGGCGATCGCCTTGATTTTTCCACGGATTCGACGAATATCCTTACTCCTAATGTGGTCGAATCAGGCGGCGACCCGTTCACGAGCGAACTTTTGCCTGGATCGCCGAGCGAGAGGGATTTCGTCTTGATTCCAGTCATCTCTATAGAGAGTGGCGACCCTGCTTTGCTTAATGAGCACATCAAGATCGAAGGCGGTCAGGCGCTACCGAGGACATTGATCGAATCACTCAGCCTGAACTCATCGAAATGCGTCTTCATCAGGTCGCCAGATGCAGGCATGGAGCCATACATTTTCGATGGGGATCTGGTTCTGGTTGATCAGTCCCAGCGCGAGATCATTGACAAAATGGTCTATGCATTCATAGGCCCGGACTCAAGGGTCTCGCTGCGGCGCATCAGTATCCAGCTTTCAGGCCAGGTGGTTTTGCGCTCCGATAGCTCAGACAAGATCAGATTCCCGGATGAAAACGTATCCCAATCCGAAATAGAATCGATTCCGGTTTTCGGGAGAGTCCGATGGAGGATGGGCGGAGGCGGGCTTTAGACAAACGAGCTATCTAGCTGCTCACTGATGATGGTATGCGCGGCTTAGACATTATCAGTCGTATCGTTTGGCGTGGCGGCGCGATGTAAACTTGAGAGCTAGCATGGACGACACCAAGCAAGATCTTAAAAAGAAGATAGAAGGCGCTCACGAAAAGCACGCATGGACACTTGCTCTGATCGTATTTGCAGCCTTATGTGCTTTTGTCTACTGGCTTGATGAATGGCTGAAAGCGCAGCGAGGGGACTGGTCAGAGCTAGCCAGCGTTGTCCTTTACGTAGCGTCTTTCTTTGCGATATTCGGGCTATCTACGGTAAAGGATTGGTTCCTGGATCGGATACGCGAGCCGGATAAACCAGAGCCAATCCATGCGCCATCTGCTCCTGCTCTCCACTTCAAGGACGCCAAAAGCGCCTTGGATTATTCCTGTAAGTACATGGACACCAGCTTTAAGGATGGAGAGTTCACTCCATGCATAGTGGTCGCAACCAGCTCGTCCAAGGAGGCTGGACTGTTTGCGGTCATCGATGTCCCTAGTAGTTCTGGGCTTAAGAGATGCGTGGGGGAATTTTCTACTGAAACGGCTCCTGACCGTGTGGCAGGGAAACTTTGTGCAGCCATGATCGGGCCGCCAGTTGATGGGGCTGACCTCCCTGCTTTCCTGATTTTTGCAGAATTGGAGCCCACTTGGTCTAACGGTGCCTGGAAGATATCACGCTACTTCTGA